GTCATGGCGCTCTCACTGGATTGAGATTAGCGATTACTTACTACCCCGGCGAGGAAAGTACCTGCTTGAAAGCAGCAACAGCCGGGGCCGTAAGCGCAACAACAGGATCATCGACAGTTCACCTACCCAATCGCTGCGCACTATGGCAGCGGGGATGATGTCTGGCATGACTAGTCCAGCCCGGCCATGGTTTCGCTTTGCGACACCTGACCCGGAAATGATGGACAATTACGCTGTGCGTGAGTGGGTCCAGAACGCAGAATTGGTGTGTAGAAACGTTTTAAACAACAGTAATTTTTACAATACAGTCTACAACATCTACTCCGAACTGGGCGCATTCGGCACAGCACCCCTATACCGACAGCGATCCGACAGCCAAGTCATCAGGTTTCGGCCATTTACTGCAGGCGAATACGTCATTGCAGAGAACGACCAAGGAATTGTGGACACGTTAGGCCGCAACTTTACGATGACTGTCGGCCAGCTAGTCGAAAAGTTTATTGCAGACCCCGTCACTGGAGACATGGCGTGGGAAAAATGCTCTGCAGCTACAAAGAAACTGTACGACACCGGGGAATACGACACCCTTGTGCCAATTATTCACATGATACAGCCACGGCGGCGCGATGAACGCGACCCTACAAAGCTGGACGCCAAGAACAAACCCTTCCAATCTTGCTATTTTGAAGAGGGCGGGGACGGTAAAACCTTTTTAGAGGAAGGCGGTTATGACACATTTCCTGCATATGTTCCTCGCTGGGACGTTCTTAGCGGTGATGTTTATGGCCGTTCTCCCGGCATGGATCATCTTGGTGATATTAAGCAATTACAGCAGGAACAGAAGCGTAAGGCGCAGGCGATAGACAAGATGGTCAACCCGCCTATGGTCGCACCGACCAGTTTGCGCGGACGGCCCACAACAGTAATACCGGGCGGCACAACATACGTTGACGCTACCCAAGGCAATCAAGGTTTTCAACCAGCGTACCAAGTGCAGCCTCGTATCCAAGAACTGATGATGGATATACAAGAGGTGCAAGGTCGCATTGGACGTGGATTTTACGCAGACCTTTTCGCCATGATGATCGGCTCAGACCGCCGACAGATCACGGCTACAGAAGTGGCCGAGCGCCATGAAGAGAAGTTAGTGTTGCTTGGACCTGTGCTACAACGTTTGAACGTTGAACTTCTGGACCCGCTGTTGAAAGACACGTTTGGGTTTGCCATGGAAGCTGGGTTGCTTCCTCCCCCTCCCGGCGACTTGGCTGGGCAGAATTTGCAGATTGAATACGTCTCTCTGTTAGCACAGGCCCAACAAGCAGCTGCAGCCACAGGCATTGAGCGCACTATGGGCTTTGCAGGCAACCTAGTCGCGGTTTTCCCGAACATTGTAGACAACATCGATGCAGACAAGGCGCTGCGCGAATACTCACACATTCTGGGCAACCCGACTGACATTCTGGTAGATAGAACCCTTGTTGAACAGACAAGAGCCGCACGGGCGCAAGCAGAGCAAGAACAACAACAGATGCAGCAACAGATGCAAATGGGTGCAGCCGGGGCGCAAAGCGCCAAGGTGCTGTCTGAAACAGACACCCAGAACCCTAATGCACTCACTGAACTACTAGGGAGAGGATAACTATGGGCCAGCCCTTTGTAGTAAATGACAGCAGTGACGAAGCCCAGATCACCAAAGCTGAAAAGCAAATGGAAGATCGAACTAAAGACGTGGACACTATCATGTCCACAGAGCGCGGACGTAGATGGTACTTCGACATGATTTTCGACAAATGCCACTTGCTGTCTAACAGCTACGTTCCACAAAACGCTGGGGGGACGGCCTACAATGAGGGTGTACGACAGCTGGGTGTCCAGATGTACAACGCCGCAAAGGAAAGCCAACCAGCATTGTTTATGAAAATGCTAGAGGAGAACCACTTTGAATGATCAATTAGAAATCGACGCCGCACAGGATACTGTAGCGGCCCCGGAACAAGCCACGCAGGAAACTGCAGAGGCTACACAATCCCAAACCTTGCTGTCGGATGACGAAGGTAAAGGTGCTGACGCCGCAAGCGGCCCACCAGAAGACGGTGTGTATTCGTTTGAAGCGCCAGAGGACTACGAGGTAACAGACGCAGTCCAAGCAGAACTCGATGTGTTTTCCAGCATTGCTAAAGACAGTGGGCTTTCACAGGCCCAGTATCAGCAGCTTGTTAGTTGGCAGATTGAGCGAGGCCGCGAAATGGGTACTGCCCAAGGAGCGGAATACGAGAAGCGCGTATCTAACTGGGCAGATCAAGCTAAAACAGATGAAGAATACGGTGGCGATGAAATCAACACCAATCTGAAGCTGGCAACGCAAGCCGTGGATAAGTTTTCGACAGCGGGTTTGAAAAGCATTTTAGCCAAAGCCACCCCGGACAACCCGGAGGGGCTGGGCATTGGTAACCACCCAGAGATGGTACGTTTATTTTATCGCATTGGTAAGGCCATGGGCGACAGTGATTTAGTTGTAGGCGGTACACCCGCAAGCACTTTGTCACCAGAGCAACGCATGTTCCCGACAATGTATCCAACAAGCAATTGAGTGTGAAAGGAGCTATTCATGGCAACTCTCAGTTCCATTAATCCGACCCTAGCCGACTTGGCAAAGGTCACAGACCCGGACGGTTCTATTTCGGACGTGGTCGAAATTCTAAACCAGACTAATGAAATCCTTTTGGATATGACTTGGCTGGAAGGCAACTTGACTACAGGTCACCGTACAACTGTACGCGCTGGCTTGCCAACACCTACATGGCGCAAACTCTACGGCGGCGTTCAGCCGACAAAGAGCCGGGCCGTACAGGTCACAGATAACTGTGGTATGTTGGAAGATTACGCAGAAGTGGACAAAGCACTTGTGGACATGGCAGGCAACCCTGCTTCGTTCCGCTTGCAAGAAGACCGTCCACATATCGAAGGCTTGAACCAACAGGTCGCTACCACCCTCTTCTACGGCGATGAGAGTGTTAACGCTGAACGGTTCACAGGTTTTGCGCCTCGTTTTAACTCTTTGTCTGCAGCCAACGGTGAGAATATCATCTCAGGCGGCGGCAGCGGTTCAGACAACGGTTCAATCTGGCTGGTGTGCTGGTCACCACAAACGTGTCACGGGATCATTCCCAAAGGCTCGTCTGCAGGTATCTCACAGCGTGATCTGGGTGAAGTCACTATCGAAAACGTTGATGGTAATAACGGACGTATGCAAGCGTATCGTTCACATTATCGCTGGGATGTGGGCTTATCTGTCCGCGATTGGCGTTATGTGGTGCGTATCGCAAACATTGACCGTTCTGCATTGACTTATAACGCAGCAACTGGGGCGCGTCTTAACGACCTCATGCACCAAGCCGTTACGCAGTTACCTGCGTCTTTGGGTCGGTGTGTATGGTACATGGATCGTTCCATGCTATCCATGCTGCAACGCCAAACATCATCTGCAGTCAGTTCTTCTACACTGACCATGGATAACGTGGGTGGCACAATGCAGACTTCATGGGGCGGTTACCCAGTACGCCGGGTAGACGCGCTTAAAGTCAACGAAGCAACCATCAGCTAATCGAAAGGAGCAACCAGATGATTATTGATGAAAGACTAGAGTTTTGCGATGCTACAACGTTAACCACAGGCACTGGCACAAGTTTGCAGGGTGATGTGATCGACATTGGTAGTGAGCGCAATATCGGTATGGGGCAACCATTGTATTTGGTTATCCAACTTACTGCAGCGGTAACTAGCGGTGGTTCTGCCACTGTTGATTTCCACCTTGTGTCAGACGCACANGCGGCAATCGCNGTCGATGGTACTGAAACCAAGCACATGTCTACTGGCCCAGTGCCAAAGGCAGACTTGGTTCTTGGCAAACGTTTTGTAATGCCTATCCCTATGGGTAAAGCATACGAACAGTTTGTTGGTGTTGAGATTACCACAGCAGCAGCGGCACTTACCGCTGGCGCTATGGACGCATTCTTGACCTATGACCCAGCTGGCTGGACTGCGTATCCTGACGCAACCAACTAGTAAACTAGGGGTGAGGGTTACTATTAACCTTCACCCCACCTTTTTACGGGAGTGAAACATGAGAGCGAAATTTAAACAGGGGTTCTTTGCTGAGAACGGCGTCTTGTATGAGCCTGACACAACGCATGAACTGCCTGACCATTACCTAGACAAAGGGATGCTACCCGCTGACACTGTAATTATTGAAGGTGTAAAAGAGAGCGCCCCGGAACCTGACCCGGAAACCATGGCTAACATGATCCACAAAGGGCATGGACGATATGACGTATTTAACATGGGTGACCTTGTTGGGGATAATTTAAAGAAAGCGGAAGCCAAAAAGTTGGTGGATGAGTTGAACGAACCAGAAGCACTAGAACTGGAGTAACACATGGCATCTGACATTCAAATTGCGCGTATGGCGCTGGCACATGTAGGGGACCGTTTTGACATTTCCTCGTTGACTGAAGCCAGCACAGAGGCCGAACAGGTAAACCTGATGTTTACGCATGTCAGAGATCAAATGCTACGCGCACACCCGTGGAATTTTGCGAAAAAGTACGTCAGTCCTGCAGCCCTGTCTGGAACAGTACCGGGGCTGTGGACATACATGTATTTGTACCCGGCAGACGCGCTGCGTATTTTAGGGCTTACTAACCCGGCAGGCAGAGATGCACCGCCGCTGCAGTATGAAACCGGGCGCAACGCGGCTGATCAATACTGCATTTTTACTGACCAAGAAGACGTTGAACTTGTTTTTGTTAGTAGGGTCACAGACCCACAAGAATTTGACACCGAATTTACTATAGCGTTTTCCTACGCGCTTGCGTCTAGCGTTGCTATGTCGCTGACCGGGGATAACGGGCTGGCCACTAAACTAGCGCAACAAGCGCAATTAACACTGAACAGCGCCTTAGAAGGCGATAGCAGCGAAGGCATTGAACCTTCCTTTCCAGAAGCAAGCTGGATCACTGCGCGAGTAGGGACACACGTCAAAACAGTTTTTAATTCATAAGGGACTACTATGCCAAAGCTGATACAAACAAGTCTAAGTGGCGGCGAGATATCCCCGGCGGTTGCGGCGCGTGTTGACATCTCAAAGTACAAAAGCAGTGTGGCGCAAGCGACTAACATGCTTGTGCGTGTTCACGGCGGCATGTCAAACCGAACTGGTTTTAAATATGTAGCCCAAGTCAAAGACAGCAGCAAAGACGTGCGGTTGATCCCGTTTGCCTTTAACACAGAGCAAACATACATTTTAGAGTTTGGCGATTACTATGTCCGCGTAATTAAAGATGGTGGCCAAGTGCTGGAAAGCAGCGGCATCGACCCTATTACTGGCGCGACTAAGGCCAACCCTTGCGTAATTACTACAGGCAGCGCCCACGGTTTAGCTAGCGGTGACCAAGTCTATTTCACAGGCGTGGGTGGCATGACTGAGTTAAACGGACGCACCCTCAACATCACGGTGCTTTCCACAACTACATTTAGTTTACAGACGTTAAACGGCGCAACTGGCACAGACATTAACAGCACAAGCTACACTACTTACACTAGCGGCGGCAGCGTCAGCCGGGTTTTTGAGTTAGCAACACCTTATCCAGCAGCGTCATTACGCGCATTAAAATATGTGCAGTCAGCTGACGTGATGACGGTGTGCCATCCAGATTACCCTCCGCAAGAACTTACACGAACTGACCATGACGCTTGGTCAATAGGACCAATTGTATTTTACCCAACGCAACCCTTTCCCACCGGGCTGGGCGTAACCGTTACCACAACTGGCAGTGTCACAACTAAGTACGCTGTGACCGCTGTGAACGCGGACACTGATGAAGAAAGTCTGCGCGGTACTAGCGCAACGTTTACAATTACATTTGCTTCGCAAGCATCTGTTTGCGTGGTCACTACATCTAGCGCACACAGTTTAGTTATTGGTGATGAAATAAACATTGCTGCCGTGGCAGGCATGACTGAACTAAACGACAGACGTTATCGCGTTGGCACAGTCCCCACTAGTACGACGATAACTCTAAACGACACCAGCATGGTCCCGGTCAACAGTTCTGGCTACACAGCCTACGACAGCGGCGGCACACTAGGTGTTGCGTTTATTAAAATTACTAACGGCGCGTCTGACCCCGACAACGTTATTAGTTGGACAGCTGCAGACGGTGTTAGCCTGTACCACGTCTACAGAGATGACAACGGCACGTTTGGCTTTATTGGGTCTACTGAGGTGACCTCTTTTACAGATAAAAACATTGACACTGAATTAACCGACACACCCCCGCGTGTACGCAACCCGTTTTTGCAGGCTGGATATTACCCGTCTACCGTTGCGTTTTACAATCAACGCCGGGTCTTTGCTAATTCTAACACTTATCCACAACGTATTTGGATGACACAAACCGCCAACATATCAAACATGGCCACATCTAATCCAG